CATATAAAAATATGTTTTTCCTGATAATGATTTTGCCTTATTATGTATTAATTTTTTTAAACTATATCCATAGTTATATAAACATCTTATCTCTTCTATTGAGGCTTCTAATTCTACTTTTAATCTGTATTTTTTTGAGAAAAAATATAAAAGAAAAAACACCAATGGAGAATAAAATCTTTTTGTTTGTTGTTTTACATGAACATTCTCATGTACTATAAATGCCTGTTGTTGGTCAGACCCATATGATTTATATATATTCTTATTAATATATATCTTATTCAATATAGTTACTCCAACAGCACCATATCTAAATAGAATAAAATTACTATCTTTATAAATTATTTTTGGTTTTGAAATATTCATTTATTTTATTAACCATTTCTTGAACTTCATTATTAGTTATATCTCCTTCAAACCATTCTTTAGAGTTTAAGCATTTTTTATAATTATATTTTAACAATTCATAATGAACTGCTTTTTCACATTTTTTATCAACTATCTTAAATATACCAGAAACTTTTGCGGTTAAATTATGTGTTTTATAAGAACTAAATCTTTTTTTATAATTAGAAGTATATCCAACCTTAAAACGGTTAGGCTCTTTAATTAAATATAAATGCATTACGAATTTAACATTGTTTCTACATCAGTAAATACAAGCGCCAAAACTACCATAATAAATATTGGGGCCCAAAATAAATTAATTAAAAGCAATAATAAAAACTCCTTTATAGTTAAATATGGAGTTTTTACCAAAGAATAAACAAAAAACAAAAAACTAATTATTAAATATACAATCATATCATTACCATCACCATCTTATCATAGAATAAATAAAAAACAAAAAAACCATTCCTAAGTACGCAATTATATTAAACATTTTAATCAATCTCCTATTATTATTTTTTTTAACCACATTTACTCATACCACAAGACATACAAACAAAACAACCTTCATTAAATCTTAATTCACCGCCACAAGAAGAACATTTTTCTTTAACAACAGCGTCATCAGGAATATATTTTTTAATAGAACGTAAAATAGATTTTGAAAAATCAACTATGGTTCCTTTAGATTTACTTAATTGTTGTGCTAAAAATTCCATAGGAACTCCATGCCTTAAACTTGTAGAAATCAATCGGGTTAATGCTTCATGATTTTCATTTTCAAATATCTTTGTTACATCTTTTATAATGGTTTCTCCTTCATATTCAAATGAATATATTCCCTTAGTTTGTTTTGTTAAAGTTCCTGTATCTATTTTAGATGGAATATCAACTAATACAACTTTACCAGCAAAAACTTCATATGGATGTCCTTTATATAATCCAACAAATACAATCCATTTATCACCCTTAACTGTAATTCTATGCACATGACATGGAATAGATTTAGGCCTCTTTGGTGCATTACGTTCTATAATATGCCCATTACCATTTAATGGAGCAACAGATAAAACAGATGTCATAGTTCCAGCTCGATATGTTGTAAAACCTTTAATATATTTAGTATTATAAGCTTTCAAATATATCTCCTTAAAATCTTCAAAAGATATATTATAAACACAATTAATTGTTTTACTTATACTTGCATCAATATATTTAGCAAATATTGCCATAGTATCTATATGTTCATCAATACTTAAATCTTGTGCTGTTTTTGTAAATACTTCAACATTAACATTTTCGGTATCATTATTAATTAATGAATAATCAAATATTAATTCTTCTTTTGTCAAGCCTCTATTGCGGTCTATTTTGTAAATTGTATTATTAAATTCTTTTCTTAAAATCCATTCATCGCCTTCCATTACCCATTTCCATTTATCATGATTACAATCATATTTTTGATTATCCCAAGATATATTTGTTGGTAATATTAAACCTTCTGGTATGTTTGACTCTATAATTGTTCTTATATATGAAGAATGAAATATTGGTTCTAATCCACCAGAAACACAATTAGCAAAAATACTACTGTTGCCTGTTGGTGCTATTGTTGTTAAATGTGAATTTCTTATTCCGTTTTTTTTAATTAGGTCTATTGTTTTTTTATTTAGTGCAGTTTTTATAAATAAAGAATTCAAATATAACTCTTCATTATAATCCTTAAAACTGCCTTTTTCTTTTGCTAAATTTGCCGAAGCTTCATATAAAGCATTTGTTACTGTACTACATAACATATCTGTAAAATCTAAAGCTTCCTTTGAACCATATGCCATCTTTAACATATAAAGCATAGAAGCATAACCCATATATCCTATACCAACTCTTCTTGTTTTAAGTGCTTTTTCTTTTTGAGCGGGTAATGGATAATTAGTTAAATCAATTATAGCATCTTGAAATCTTACTATATGTGGAATATCTTTTAACAATTGATTAAAATCAAAAGAATTATTATTAACATATTGAGTTAAATTAATTGAACCTAAACAACATGAACCATCAATAGGCAAAGGTTCTTCAGCACATGGATTGGCTGCAGATAAATATTCACAATAATATAAATTATTTAATTTATTTATTCTATCTATAAACAAAACACCAGGTTCATTTCTATTATAAGTAGATGTCATTATCAAATCCCATAATTCATTTGCGTTTTTATATTCTTTATATATCGTTACGGGATATGATTTATCTATCCATTTTTTTATATTACCATCCCATTCATCATTATATTTTTCAAATGAAGTAGATGGGAACATTAATGTCCATGGTTTATTATTTATAACAGCATTTATAAATTCATCTGTAATTAAGACAGACATATTAAATTTTGTTAAATTACCTGGGTTTTGTTTTGCTGTAATAAATTCTTCTATTCCGGGATGCCAACAACTCATAGAAACAAGCATTGCACCTTTTCTAATTTTATTCTTTCCTTTATTGTCTTTTTTCTTTAGGTCAGAACCTTTTGTTATAACAGAAGAAGATGTATCCCATAGTTTTAATATTTCTACCGTTCCAGGGCTTTCTACACCAATACCACCTATATAAGCGCCGCGGGGTCTTAAAACATCACAACAAAATCCATAACCACCTTCGGACTTTAATATTTTCGCTTGTCTTTTTAATTCATCATAAATGCTATCAATACTATCTTGATGAGTACCCTTAAAACCAGATACATAACAGTTCATTAGGGTTGTACCTTTTAGGTTTGTTCCTGCGTTGGATAATATTCTTCCGCCGGGAATATATTTGAAACTTGATAATATATCATAATATATATCTTTATATTCTTTTTCATTTTTAGAAACAAAATTAGCAACACGACGAAATGTATCTTCTGGTGTATTATCTGTTTCCCATTTATATGTATTTTCCCAAACTTCTTTAGCTATTTTCTGTTGAAACATATTTCCCTCTAATTATCAACATTTAACAAAACATCATAATGTACATCTTCAAAAACTTTTTTATCATGGTATATTCTATCTTTTATTTGTTTTTCAGAATCTCCACGTATCCGCATCCTTTCGGCACAAGTTCTTTCTGAGGCATGTAAATATACTATTATTAATTCTCTCTTAATTAATCCTTTTTCTTTTGCCTTTAATAAATCGTTAATACCTTTGGGGTCTATTATATAGACATGATTATTTTCATCGTTTATATCACTGTAAGTTGTCCAATAAAAATTATTATCAAACTTAGTCCATGCGGCTACAATATCATTAAAGATTTTATTATTAAATAATTGATTCCACACTTCCATTGATACAAATTTATGTTCTATTCCGTCTTTTTCTTTTGTTCTGATTTTTCTGGTCGTATAACTAACTAATGGAGTTAAACGAAATGTATCTATCAGATAGTTTTTTCCGCTACCACTTTTTCCAACTAACAAAATCAATGGCTTCATATTTTTTCCTTTATGGTAATATTAAAATATTGTTAAGTATTATTCCATTATTTTCACTATATAATATATAATTTGATAATTTTATTTCTCTGGTAGGATTATTATCTTCTGAATCTAATATGCTATCATACAAAAATACTTCTTTTACTTCTGCAATACAATAGTCATCTGTAATTTCATCATAACATAAAATTGAATCGTATTCTTGAATATCTTCAAATTTAGAAACAATATATTTATCTTCGTCTTCATCATATATTAAAAAATTACATGAGTTATTTAAGTCTTGAAATATAAGAGAACCTAATGTTGTTGATAAAATTTTTATTATTATCTCATCAAAGTTTTTTATTTCTTTTTTGGGTATCATTTTTGTTTCTAAATTTTCAACAAGAAAATTTATACTATAGTTTGACAAATCAATGTTAAATTTTTTAACCAGATTTCCTTTGCGGTTTTCATTTTCAAAAACTATATTTTTATTTTCACCTACAGTTTCCGTTCCATCATTTGTTCTAATCATTAAAGTTTTCATAAATTCTCCTATAAAACGAAATCATCCTTGAGCTGTTTCTTAAAAAACGAAAATAACTTTTTATTTTTTTTAACTTGATTCCGATACTCATATAATTCTTTTCTTTGTATAATATCATTTGCAAAATCTGCATCTAAATTATTATAATACTTTTCAAAACACTTACTGCTTGCTAAAAAAATCTTAGGTGCAACATATAAATATTTATAAGTTTCACTTGCAAATGCATTTTTATTATAATTCAAAAATGTTATAAACTTATAATTTATATCTTTTTCTTTACAAAACTTTTTTACCATTTTATCAAACTTATTATATTGTTTCATATAATAATTATTTAATATCATCTCTTCCATAGTATTTCCTTTAATTTTTATTTATAATTATATAATATTTATAACCCGTTTATCTATGAAAAATTAAAATTATTATCAATTTTATTAATTATTGGTATTGCAAATTTTACAGCTTCTTCGTTATATAATATGTTTTTATTACTATCAAGTTCCATTATTACTTCTTCTTTAAGACCTCTTTCTTTATATGGACGTGGCATAAACATTGCTTCGGCAACATCGGCTACAGCAATTATTTGTGCTTCTAATAAAATTTCATTACCCTTTAATCCATATGGATAACCACTACCATTTAATCTTTCATGATGTTGTAATACAATATCTGCTATCGGCCATGGAAATTTAATATTTTTCAAAATTTCATAACCATTTACTACATGTGAATTTAATATTTCTCTTTCAGCTTTAGATAGTTTTTTTGTAGTTGTTAAAAATTCTCCAGGTATTGATATTTTTCCTATATCATGAACATAACCAGCATAATAAATACTTCGACATTGTTCTTTTGGTAAATGCATAAGTTCTGCAATTCTTGTTGCTAATCTGCTTACATGTTTTTGATGGCCAGCAGTATATGGATCTCTTTGTTCTGTAATATTAGCAATGGCAATAACTATATCATTAAACAAACTATTTTGATCTTCTATTATTTTTCTCATTTTAGCACTTTCTTGATATTTTTGTAGGGCCAATTGTATTGTTAATATAAAAGTGTTATGATCTAATGGTTTTGTTAAATATCCATATGGATTTGTTTTAATAATTTTATCTAATGTTGCAACATTTGAATATGCCGTCATAAATACAATTGGTATATCTTTATGTTTTGTAATTTCATATGCGGCATCAATTCCAGATACATTATCTATCAATCTTATATCCATTAATATTAAATCAATATCATTTGATAATGCACATTGTATAGCATCTTGTCCTGTGTTACATGGACCTATTATTTTATAATTTAATTTATTTAATATATTTCTTATTTCTAGTTGTGTTACTGCTTCATCTTCAACTAATAATATTTTTATTTCTTTATTCATAGTTATTTTGCCATATAGGAAATGTTATTTTAATTTTCGTACCTTTATCTATTTTTATTTCAATATCATCTTGTAATTGTTGGGCTAAACTGGTAATTAATTTAAACCCTAAAGTTTTAATATTATTTATGTCCTTAATATCTATTGACTTAGGTAAACCAATACCATCATCTTTTACAGTTAAAACATAATTACCATTATTACGATAAAAATCAATAACAATAACTCCCTTTTTCTTATTTATAAAAGCATGTTCAATTGAATTTGAAATAAGTTCATTTAATATTAATGTAATTGGTACTGCTTGGTTTATATTTAATATTACATTTTTTTCTATATTCAATATAAAATCTATATTTAATTTTGGAGTTTTTAATGTTTCATATATTACATTTATTAAACTTTTTAAGTGGTCTTCGACATTTATAGAATCTAATTTTTCTGATTTATATATTTTTTCATGTATAAGACTCATAGACTTAATTCTATTTTGTGTGTCTTTTAATATTGTTTTTACTCTTTTATTTTTTGTATTATCTAGTTGTAATGAAAATAAGCCAGATATAACAGATAAATTATTTTTAACTCTATGATGCACCTCTTTTAATAATAATTCTTTTTCTTTATTTGATTGTTCCAATATATCTTTAATTTTTTTCCTTTTGGTTATATCTGCATAAACTATAATTATTTCATTTGTTAATAATTTAGATATATAAATCTCTACCCATTTATTATATTGATTATCTATATAATTAAAATTTAATATAGAGTTAGGTGTATTACAACAATAAGTGTTATTTATAGCTAAAGATATTTCTTTTTTAAACCCTGGAAAAACATCTTCAAATTCTTTATTTAATATTTCATTTTCTTTTATCTTCCATAATGTCTCAGACATGTTATTAAATCCTACAATAATATTCTTATTGTCTTTTTTTTGTAAAACCATTATAGCAACATTTACATCCTTAAATAAATTATAATATACTTTTTTACTTGTTTTAACATATTGTATTAATAAATAAAAAATATAACTAAAAATAGCTATAAATAAAATACTAATTATTCTTTCTATATTTTCATGTAATTCAATATTATTAACAAAAAAATGTTTATCAAAATAAATATCTAAAAAATAAAATACTATAGAAAAAAAAGATACATATAAAGAAAATATGTATTTATAAAATCTTTGATAAAATGATGACATGTCTTAACCACCTAACCTTATGTGCTACAGTTTTATTTTATTTTTTTAGTTATTAAAACGTCTATTTTATTTTAGCTTTTTAAGAAAAAAATATGATTATTTATAGATATACTATGTCGATATTAAATATAATTTAATATTATTTCAAGAGTTTAGGGAGTAGTTTTAGATGATAGATTTGTCAATTATTAATGGATTATATAATAAGAATTTTAAGATTGCATTTATAAGCGATACACACTTAAATATATGGAGAAAAAACAATAGATTTTTTAAGCATATAGATAGTATGTTTGAAAATTTTTATAAATTATGTGAAGGACAAAATATAGATATTATTGTACACTTAGGTGATTTGTTTGATAGTAAGCATGTTGTAGCTACCGAAGGTCTTATAAGGGTTGATAGAATTATTGAAAAGTTTGCAGCTCGTTGGCCGATGATTTTAATTCCAGGTAACCACGATATGGTAATGAACGATGACACTGAAATAAATTTAGTTAGCAATTATAAAACCTATAACAATGTATTTGTTGCAGACAAATATTCTTGTATAAACTTAGGAGATAATATATTACATTGCTTACCATATATAAAAAATAATTTAATAAATGAAATCAATAATATTAAAATTGATAATAAAAAAAATAATATACTATTAAGTCACTTGGGTGTTATTGGATTTAAGGTTCATGAAAATGCAAGTGAATATATAAATAATTCGATTGGACAAATTAAAAAAGGATACTTAAAAAAGTTTAATAAAGTTTTCCTTGGCCATTATCATGGTTATCAAGATAACAACCATATCGTTTATGTTAGTGCCCCATTACAATCAAGACATGGTGACCAAAAAGATAAACATGGTTTTGTTATATATAATACTTATGATGATAAATTTTCTTTTTATGAAAATGTCGCCACACCAAATTTTATAGAAACAACTCTTACAAAAGAGAATATATCAAAATTATTAAAATTAAAAAATCATTATATTAAAATAGAGATAACAAAAAAGGTATCAAAAGATTTACTGATACAATTAAAAGCAAAATTATTAAGAAATAATTATGACATAAAATGGAAATATTCATTTCAAGAGTCTGAATCATTAGCAACAATAGATGGATGGAGTGATATAGTTTATGAGTCACCAGAAACTATTATAAAAAAATATATAGATTATTTAGAAAAGAATGAAAAGTTACCATTCTCAAAAAAAGAAATACTAAAAGAAATATTTGATTAAGGAAGTAATATGCTGACATTTCATAAAATAGAAATAGAAAATTTTTTATCATTCAAAGATAAACAAATCTTTGATTTCCACAAAAACGGAGTATATAGCATTGATGGAATAAATTTAGATAATATGGTTGATGGCAACGATAACGATGTTACTAAGTATTCTATTGGTAGTGGTAAAAGTTCATTTACTATGGCCATTGGTTATGCTTTATGGGGGATAGTACAAAAAGAAGCAATAAGAAATATTAAAAAAGATAGAATTATAAATAAAGAAACAGGAAAAAATTTAAGAGTATCGTTAGATTTTAGTATCAATGGTAATACATATAAAATAGAACGATATAGAAAACATAAAGAACATAAAAATTCATTATTTATTTGGGAAAAAATAAATAATGGTTGGAACAATTTATCTAAATTAGATTTAGATGTAACACAAGATTTAATAAATTCTATAGTGATATTAAACCCAACAACATTTCACAAATCTATATTACTCACACGAGAAGACTCTCAACAGTTTTTAGACTTTGGACCACCAGACCGTGGTAGAGTATTTGAAAATATAATACAACTAAGTAAACTAAAAGATTGGGGAGAAAAAATTAAAAAGAAAACAAAAGATACTGAAGAAGAATATTCTTTTGTTACATCAACATTAAATGGTTTTATTATAGCCAATAAAAACTATAAAGAACATATCGATGAAGAACTGTCCGAAATAAGCGCAAAAGAACAAAAGATTTTTAAGGAGTTAAAAGTGTTGCAAAAGAAAATGATAGCAATAACATCTTCTAATATAACTCCAGAAAAAATTATAGCAACGGCAGAAAAAATCTATAATACAATATTATCATTAAATATATATAATGAAAAAATAAATAACACTAATAAACAATTAAAACATGTATTAGATAATCTATTAAATACAAAAGATAGTATTAAAAGAGTGTCTGGATTATTAAATAATCTTAATAATAACTTGAGCACTTTACAACCTATAAAATGTTTTAATTGCGGGGAAATACAAAACAAAAAAGAATACGAAGACAATAAAAAAACTTTAGTTAAAGATATAGATTCTTATAAAAAAGTATTAGATAAACTTAATAATGAAAAAGAAACTATACAACAAACAGAATTACAATTAAAAAAAGAATTAAAAGAAGAAACAGACCAATGGAATTTGTATAAAAAAGAACTAAATGAATTAGAGCTACCAGCGGACCTAAAAAATATTGTAATAAATAATGCAAACAATAATAAACCAAATACAACAACAAATGAAATAAGAGAAATAAATCATAAAATAACATTAAAAAAACAAGAACTAGAAAATCTTAAAAAGAATAATATATTAAAATTCAAAAACAAAATTAAACAGAACGAAAAAGAGTTAGTCTTATATAGAAAGAAAAAAGAAAAGATAGAAATCCGATTAAAAATATTAGACTTTTGGAAACAAACATTAGATATGGGAAATGAAAATTCTATGAAGCAACATATTATTGGAAGAGTAATTCCTATATTTAATAATTTATTACAACAGAATTTGGATTATGTTTATAACGGAAATATGTCTTTAATGTTTGATTCAAATTTTAGAGAAACTATGGTTTATAATGGAGAAGATTATAATTATGATGAATTAAGTACAGGAGAAAAGGTAAAAATAAATTTGGCTATTAATTTTTCTATATTTGATATGACTAGAATAAATCTTTCTGGTTCTAATGTAATATTTCTTGATGAAGTATTTACAAATGTTGACCATTATACTATTGATGCCTTTATAAAACTAATTAAAAAGAAATATGCAAAGGATAGTGCGGTATATGTAATAAGCCATCAAGAGTCTGTCAAAGAATTATTAAAGCCGTTAAAAATTATAGAAATAGTTAAAGAAAATAATACAAGTAAAATTATAACAAAAGAAGGGTAAATTTATGTGGAAAAAATGTAAATTATGTAATAAAGAACATAAAAATACACATCTAGATTATTGCGATAAATGTTTTACAGAACTACAAAAACAAGAACAAAAACAAAATGCAAAGAATAAGAAAATCAAAAAATAATATTCAATCATTGTTCTTAGGTATTTTTAGCGGGTTAATTGTTTTAAGTATTATATTAATAAGTATATTTTATAGAACAAATAAAACTAAAAATGTTGAATTAAATGGTTATACTATTACGGCTTATTGCCCCGGATATTGTTGTAATAAATCTTGGGCCGGGCATGTTGTTGATGGTTCTACAATGGATTATTATATTAACAAAGGAGAAAATATTATTGCAGCAGATATATTCTTATTGCCATTAGGAACAACAATAATATGGAATAACACAGAATATGTTGTTAGAGATATAGGTTCTAATATCAAAGGAAAACGATTAGATATATTATTAAAAACCCATAAAGATACAATAGATTTTGGAATTAAATCAAATCAATCAATTATTATAAAAGATAAAGAGAATAATTAGTTCTCTTTTTTTATTTATACGTAAAATAATATTATATTTAATTTATGGAATAATTAATGAAAAAATATTTACAACATATTATTTATAATGAATGGATTGATGATATATATCCAAATAATGATTTGTATAAAAATTTATATATGTTATATGAGTGGGAATATAAGTATCATAAAGTATCCAGGTCGGAACAGTTTCCACCAAGAATAGAAAGAATAAAACAATCAATAAAAACAAAAATGACTCCAGTAATTAAAACTATTACTAAACAATTATCAATTGTTTTTAAGGAATGGTTAGATGAACATAATATAAATTCCGCTGAAGAGTGGGCTAAAAACAGATATAAATATAAAGGTAATATTATAGATTTATTAGAAGTAATATTTAATGATAGCGCACGATATGCAGACCGCCATAAACTAGTGAAACAAATAATTATTGAATTATATGATGATATTTTTTATGATGAAATACAAGATTCAATACGTGACCATATAATTGAAACCATGCCAATTAATAGACAACATGTAATTAGAAGATTAGATTTGAAAAATCCATTAAATGGAATTCAATTTTTACGTTTAACCAAAATGAATTTACCTACTTTTATTTCTGATGCATTGAATAAAATTGAACGAATTGGTGGTGCAGAAATTTCACATATAGTTAATATTTTAGTAAATATTGGAAAAACAATGTTTAAGAATTGGCTTAAAACTTGGAATAAAAATAAAAAATTAGAATATGTAATAAATGATATTTCTAAAGCATATGATATGTTATTAAACTTAGATTTAAATGATTTTTCTAAAACAATAGCGGATTTAAATATAGTCTTAAATATATCGCATTCAAATGGATATTTTTTGGAATATATATCGCAAGTACATCCTAATGTTACAAGACGTTCGTTAAGTTTTTTAAGTGATTTGCCACAACAAATTTTAGATGAATGGGATAATGAATTAAAAAAAATGGTAGCTATGTAATGGAACTAAAATATTATATAGAAGATAGCACTATAGATTTTAATAATTGGAATATTACAGATGTCTCAAAATGGTTTAATGATGCATTAAAAGATAGTTGGGAAATTATAAAAGGCAGCTACGAAGAGGGACAAGTTCATTTGAAAAAAGACAGCATTAAGGCTGTAGTTTATTTTAGTAGTTCAACAAGTTATTATAAAAATCGATGTGGAGTTTATATTTTAAATGAATTTGATTTTGCGACAAAACTTAATAATAAAAAATACAATTATGAATATATTAAAACAATTCTTGAAGAGGAATAAATGTTTAAATTATATATAGAAGCTTTATTAAAAAATACACAAATAAAACCATATGCGACAGCCAATACGTCAGTATATGTAACAATATATAAAAATCCTACTTCAGAAGAATTATTATCTTGTGATGAAGATACCCGCGGACTAATTGATAGCGATGGCAATTTATATGTTATAAGTAATGATGAAGCAATTCATATTGATATATTGCAAGGAATTGCAGATGAAATAAATGCATTTGATGATTTAGATAAAGATGAAATGATAAAAAAAATAGAAGAAATAACACCCGAAGAAATTGGGTTCTTAACTGTTCAAAGAATAAGAGATACCAAAGCGTTTATGGCCGGGGAAAGTCTTAGTAATCTTGATGATATAGCGATAGAAAATGTTAATATACCTAATTATTATAAAAAATGTAAAATAAAAAATCCAAAATTTTTATTTTTTGTATGTTCTATTGATGAATTATCAAGATTTAGAAATGTAGCAGATACAGATATTGTAATAAGTAAATTAATGGATGAGTACGAATATGTTTAAATCATATATTGAATGGCTAACAAAAACAGAAAGAATTGAAGCCTTTAGAGGTGGTCAAACTAATTTAGATCCAAAATATAATATGGCTAATGATGATATATATTATAAAGGATATAATGCATTAAGAGGTAATGAATATGAAACTAACCCTTCGGATTTTTTACCATCAAAAGATTATAGAGGTGTTTTGACGGATAGTAATTTATATGTTATAGACGCAGGTACTAATGTTCATGACGCTATATTAGAAACATTGGCTGCACATAAAAAGTTGTTTATTGAAATGTCAGAACTTAAAGCAGATTTTGCTTTAAATTTTCAAGACTCTTCTTGGCATCGGCCTGGTCGTAGTTGGGATAGTTTGGATTATTTTCTTTGCATTCAGTCTTCACCAAGAATGGTACAAAAAATAAAAGAATGGATAAAAAACAAAAAACTTATAGAAGCAATAGATTCAAAATATTTATTTTTTGGCAGTGAAAGTTATTTAGAAGGAAAACTAAATAGTCCAAAAATAAAAAATTATCAAAATATGTTAAAAAGAATATATCCCAATGGTAATGTAATATTAGTTCCAATAGCAGTTAGAAATGATTATGCTTTTGGCCATAACAGTTGGGAAATGCAAGATGTAATAAATGAAGTTATAAAGGCAATAAAATAATGAGTAACCAAATATATATAGAGTCAGTTCTTGATTCTGTAAAAGAAACTTTAGTACCAGAGTTATTTGATAATAACAACAGATTTATACCTAAAGCAAAAGATTTTATTTTAGATATAATAAATCGGTGGAAAGAAAAAGTTTATCCAAGAATGAAAATTGAAGAAGTAATAGTGCTTGGTAGTTCTGTTACATATCAATATAATGATACAGCCGATGTAGATATAAATCTAAAAATAAGTAATATTCCTAATAGTTTATATAAAGAACTTAGAAAAATATTGCCTAATGGTAATATGTTATTTAATACACAACATCCAATAAATTTCTTTTTGGTACTAGATGATTATAATTTTGAAAATACTTTTGCCGCATATGATTTATTAAATGATGAATGGATTAAAAAACCACAGAAACAACATGTTAAAATTCCTTATAGTTATATATTAGAGATAGCTAAATTTTTTATGGCTGGCGTTGATAATAGAATTTCAGAATATGAACATGATAATAATGAACTAAAATATTATAAAGATTTATTAAGTTCAAATAAAGATAAAACAGAACAAGATGATATAAAACAAATTATTACTATAAAACATCAAGAAATGATGGCAGACTTAGATGCAATAAAAATAGCACATAATGTAATTAAAGCTTTTAGAAAAGAAGCATTTGTAGACTCAGATACAAAAACAAAATATTTAATAAATATAGAAAATGATAATCCAAATTATTCAATAAATAATATGGTATATAAAATAATAGAAACCTCTGGCTATTTTGAAAAATTAGAAAAATATGAAAAATTACATAAAGCTTTGAAGGACAAAAATGATGAGGTTTAATAATTACTTAGAAGCAATAAGCCTGTCAAAAGCAAAGTATTATACTCGAATGTATAATAAAGATAAATATAATGATTGGTTTAATAATAAAAACCGAATATATATACCTCTTAAAACTATAGAAAATAAACCAATTAAAAACAAAAAAATAGAAAATTTATTATCTAAAGAAGGATATGATATTATTGATTATCAAGCTGGATATGCACAACCTAAAACTGGTAGTAAGAATATAATTAAAATAGGTAAATTATTAAAACGTCTTTTCCCTGAACAACCGGAACTTATTAAAATGTTTGAGTCAGACCCATTAAGAGCAGGCTCAAAAATGGAAAAAAAACAAATGGTTGTTATATCAAGACATCCAATAGATGTGGCGGGAATGAGCACAGATAGAAGATGGACATCGTGTATGAGTTTAATAGATGGATGTAACAAAAACAAAGTGAAATATGATGTCCGTGGCGGGTCTATTATTGCATATTTAATAAACGCAGATGATAAAAATATTAAAAATCCTATATCAAGAATTTTAATGAAACCATATTTTATAGTAAATGATAATAATGAACCAATAGAAGATAAAACTTTTTTAATACCAGATAAACAATATGGCATACCTAATAAATTATTTTCACAAACAGTAATGGATTGGTTAAATGAAAAACAAGGTAAATTAGAGGGGATATTTAGAATAGCAAATAAAAAAATATATACTGATAGTGGAAAACAACAAGTTGTATTTTTAAATAAAGAAGCACAAGAACTTATAAGAATGTATAGTAAAGGTAAAGAAGATTTTAAAAAGATAAAAGAAATAATTAATACAGCTGGTTTTATACCAGATAGAATTCAAACTGGATATGGAGAAACATTATTAAGTTTAGTTGTTAGAGATTGGCCAATAGATATTGTTGAAATGTTATTAAAAAAAGGTGCAGACCCAAATGTAATAGATACAATAAACAATACAACCCTAACAGATAAAATATTATATAATATTGACCCATGGCATCGGATAGTAGTAGCATATGATGATAAAAAATTTCAAGAAAAACAACAGAATGATGCATATCAAAAAATAAAACTACTTATAAAATATGGGTTAGATATAAATAAAAAAATAAATAATATACCACCATTATATAGATTTGCAAGAATGATGCCATTTAAATTGTTTAAAGCTTTTATTGAAGAATTTAATGCCGATTATAAATATAAACTATTTAATACTATATCACTAATAGACATATTAAAACAAGAAGAACCTGATAAATTAACAAGTCAATTGCCAACAAAAAACACAACGAATATAAAAAATATACACAATATAAAAGAAATAGAACTTATAAAAATGGTAGATAGAGATTTAAAAATAAATTACTTAAATGAGTTAAATAAAAAGGGAGCTTAAATTCAGCTCCCTTTGTTGTCTTAAATATAATTAATATTTTATAGAGTTGGTACGTTGTATCTTTCTTCTGGTGTTGTAGCTTCGTAATTGTATGTTCTAATTTCAAGCGGATAAATATTATCTATAGCAAATTCTACAGTAACCTTTCTTGGTTCAGCTCCATCGGAATGTTCTCCAAAATCAACAGATTTTGGAAAGATATTGATGATTTCATATTTTTGTAAATAAGGAATATCAAGTGATGTTTCTACTTCATATCCGGGAGCATCAGGTCCATATACAAAGAAATAAGCTTTAGGAAGAACAAAGTCTTGTTTAAATCCTATAGCTCCAGTTTTTTTATCACCAACAAAAGCATGCCATAGTTGCATAATTGCTGAAGCAGATCCGTTTACATAATCTATAAATGTTATAGACATATCTCCTATTTCAGCAAATTTTGTTACTGCTTTTATTTGGTCATTAAACTTTGGAATAGGTGCAACTTCAATAGTAACAGCAGGAAGTGATACTGAGCTTAATGAAAGTTCTAATGATGTTGATGGATCATCTCCTAGTGCTAATTGTACCGCGCGGTATCTTTCTTGTATACCAGGTAAAGATACTGAGCTTTTTGCTTTTACTAATAGTTTATAGTTTAACTCCGGAAAACGTAATGACCATCTATTAGAGTTAATAGTTTGTAAGTTATTTATTTGTTTTATTTGAAATATATTTCCAGCCATATTGTGTCAATCTCCATTCTAATTTAATATATAATATTTTATGTTTATCTATAAAAATATTATTTTTTTTTATCCTATGCTTGTCGTAATTACTCGTCTATCTTTGATAGTCGAAATAATCTTAATTTTTTCAATACTTCCAACAGCTTCCCATTCTATAGAAGCAACCATACCTCTTGCGGCTTCAACAGCAATAGGATTATTAGAATCATTACATGTTACTATAAATCCAGCCTTAACAGCTTTTCTATCAACTAATTCATTCATCATAGTTGTTAAAACAGCTTGCATTTCTTCTCTAGTAGCTTTTGTTAATGGTTGCCAGAAAAAGTCAGGCGCTATAGAATATACTTTCTTCTTAATATATAATGCTGTTCTTAATACATTAAGTCTACTTAATGCATCAAAACTTCTTCTTGTATTTTTTTGACCATCAACAAAGAATCCACGTGTGGTTGTATATACAACAGGGTTTATAGAATTTCCAAGTTCATCAGCATATAATCTTGCCTTATCATCTTCTCTTAAATATAATGCTAAAGCTTCTATTGATTGCATCTCAGATCTTGGTCCTGCCGGCGCTGCAAACTTATGACCACTTAATTTATCATTATTTGAAATCATACCAACTACTCTTGTTGTCGGTGCGTGCCATTGATTTGGCGTAGTTGTGTTATATGGAACATTTAATAATAACCATGGAAAATAAGTGGTTACATACATGCTATCAAGTTTTTTGGTTCTAAGACTTGGCATTAAACCATTATGCCAATTTATCATTGAGTATATATTTCCATCTATACCAGCAACATCTTCTGGTGGATCTATTATTCCAAAACAGTCCATTCTTTGTTCACATACTTCTTGAATTTTATCATGTACAGCTTCAGAAACATTACCTGATACAGCTAAAACATCTATATTATATAGGTCAACATTTTTATATTCTTCAAGAGCTTGAATATATTTTGCATCCGCTATACCAACTGTACCTTCATGTGTTCCAGATGTTCCACCAGATAATTCTGTAACACCATATGGAAATTCATAAATATATGTCGATCCAGGAATTACATCTGCTGAAAATTCTAATACTTTATTTACATTTACATCATTTGCTAATAATGTTCCAATATAAGCTGGAGATTCAGTATCATAACTATAATTAAAATAGTTTGCAACTATTTGGTTACCAAAGTATATTGTTAAGGAATATCCGTCTTGTGTCGCTATCTTTTCAAAATAGATATTGTTTCCTTGTGTTCCAGTATATTTTGCTATAAATGAACCAGCATTATTTATAGAATCTTTTCCATAGTTAGCCGTAGCCATTGTAGCTAAACCTAATAAACTATAAGTTGATGCTGTTGCTGGTGTAGTATTTGCAATCAATATTGATTTAGTACTACCGCTTTCGTTTGTTATTACTTCAAAATATCCAGTTACACCAGAAATATATGCCGTTGCAACAGTTCCTAGGTTTGTATTTATTGCACTTAAGATTGTTGATATTGGTGTATTAGCACCAGAAACAATAACAGGAACTGCCGGCGTTGCATTAAACAGTCTTGGAAGTGAAAATATCTTAATACTTGAATCAACACCTATTTCTATAGATGTTAATTTTATTGTGCTGTTTGTAAAACTTATAATTGACGCTTGTATTGTTGTTGCTAATCCAGCCGGAGTAAAAATAAATTCTTTACATGCATCTATCCATCTTTCTTCATATAATCTGTCATCTTGTGTACTTAATGTTCCAACAGCTTTATCTGCGATGTTTGTAAAATAATCTGTTGTACCAGTTACACCAGATGCTATAACATGTGTAAAATGATTTCCATCTATTTCAAAATCAAGTATTTCTCCAATCGAATAATTCCAAGATGATGTTGTACCATATACTACACTTGCTAATGAAAGGCTAGTTTGAGTTGGTACTGATGGTGTTTGTGATAATGTTACAGGAATTACTGTTCCATTAATGTTTAATGCCAATAGATTGTTTTGTAGATTTTCTCCTCTATCGGTTGCATTAATCATGAAGTTGCTATTGGATATTATTAAATTACCAGTTACTTTTGCAGCTTCAGCTTGTTTAGTAATTACTTTCATTGCTTTTGTATCATGACCATTAGTTACGCGTATAAACCAAGCTACTGGTGAATAATTTAAATGGTATTCACAAGATAGTCCTGAAGAGTCGCTATAGTCATAATAATCTATTGGAGTTCCAAATAAATTTGAAAAACTTTTTTCTATTAAAGTTGGTTCGCTAACAGGTCCCCAGTTTGCTCCACCAACAAAAGCGGCAATTGTTCCAGTAAGTTTTTCGATTATATTTTCAACTTCTATTCTTTGTTCGTATTTAAAGCCTTTACCTAATATATCATTTACAGTTTCTGACATTTTTCAATTCTCCTTATAAATTTATTCGCTTATAATTTCAATATTTATCTTATTGTTTTTTTGTAATACTAAAAAGTGCTCAGGAATTTCCGGTGATTCTAATATTACAGTATGATTTTTTGGAGGAATTACAAAAGATTCTCCACAAAAAATAGTTTTAATTGGGTTGTGTTTTTTATTATTTATTTTAAATCTCATATATATTCCCTCTAATTATTTATATTATATATTAAGAAAATAAAAACAAAAAATATATAAAAAACATCTATATATTAACATTTGGGGCAGTAATTGTTATTACGGCTGTATCAACTCTTGCCTTCTTATGAAAATAATTCACAGGTATTTGTGTTTTTTGTACATCATTTATTTGATTAAACATATATGTATTAATATATGATTCAAAATCTATATATTCAATCGGCACACCATCTATACTACTTGGAACATATGCCTTGTATGGCAATAAAGCTTCACATTTTATTGTAAAAGATGTCTTTACTCTATCCCTTGTCTCTTTAACTTCTAAACCTTCTACTTCAGTCTCATCATTAAAATTACCATCTACCATTATTGGCATTGCTAAAAAAACTTCTGGATAATTAGCATAATCTGGATAATAAATTAAAGATGTTCCACCTTGAATTAATTTTGTATTAAAATTATGCAGCATATAATCTCTTTCTCGCATCGAATTATTCCACATATTAATTGAATATGTTATATCAAAACGCATTGGAGCTCGTGTAAATTCGTATTTACCTTCTGTCGGATTATATGTTTCTTTGGACCATAATCTTATATTAGGACGTTCAAACTGCGGCTTCCTAATTGTATCGGTTACATAAAAATTAACCATAGGTAATAATATTTGGCCGTTAAATTTTTCTTGATAAAATCTTATTGCCGCTTGAGGAACACCAAAAAAAACTTGAGAATTTATAATATCCCCGCCTGGTTTTAATCTAAAACCACTAAATATATCTTTAAGGAATTTACCCATTTCTAATGAATAAATTCCAAAATAATAATATTGATAAATCGGGTTAACAATTGTCATAATTATTCTTTAACTTCTGTTGACTCTTCCGCGTTCTCTTCTTTTTCAGATCTATTTTGTAACTTTTTAATTTCTTTATCTAGAATTGAATTAACAAATTTATCAAAATCTTTAGTTGTTTGTTTTATATCTTCAATTAAAGTTTTGAATTCTGTTTTAAACTTTTCACTTTGTTTTACCACGCCATCAACACTATCTTCTTTTGCCATAACAGACTTAAATGTATCAAGAGTTTTATCTAATTTATTAACAACATTAATAACCGGATTGGCGCTTAAAAATGTTAAATTAGTTATACTCATTTCTTCATATTTATACAAACTTTCTAAATACTTACTAAAAGTCTTCTTCATTTTATTTCTCCTATTTATCTGGATTAATTTCAATCCCTTGTTTTTTATCTGTACCACTTATAATTATATCTGCTGGTGGGAATTTGTTACCTAATAATTTATCAAATCCACCCTTAGCTTCAATACTTTTCCAAACTTCAGGATGATTTTTTTGTAACCATGATATAAACATAGCTTTTATATTTTGGCCATTCTTTTTATCTGCAGTACCTAATAATTTATCAAATCCACCCTTGGCTTCAATACTTTTCCAAACTTCAGGATGATTTTTTTGTAACCATGATATAAACATAGCTTTTATATTTTGGTCATTCTTTTTATCTGCGGGTAAAGAGTTTATAAATAATTTATCAAATCCACCCTTAGCTTCAATATTTTTCCAAACTTCAGGATGATTTTTTTGTAACCATGATATAAACATAGCTTTTATATTTTGGCCATTCTTTTTATCTGTAGGTAAAGAGTTCATAAATGTTTGTATTAATTGTGAAATATCTTTACCACCTAATGAACCCTGGACATTTATGCCACCATCATTAGTACCAATTACTTCAACAGAGTTAGGTGCCAAATTTTCATTATATTTACTTTTTAAATATTTACCGAATTTCATTTTATACCTCGTTTAATATTCCACATCAATTTCTTGATAATTTAAATCTATAATAATTTGGTTTTTATGTTTATCATATTCAACATGAATTTCCTTTAATTCGTAAAAAAACGATTTAATGTTTTCAATTATTTTTGATATATCGTTATTATTTTGTTTTATGTTATCAATATATATAAAAGTTTCTTCGTTTGATGTTACATCATATTCAATATCTTTTGGTGATATAGTTGTTGTAGTACCAACGGTAATATCATTTATAAATTTATTGATATTTACTCCAAAAACACTTCCAAATCCGTACACTGTATTTCCTCTACCATCTGTTCTATATAAACTATGAAACACTTGCGGCCTGCGTTCATCAATCATTTCTAAATAATAATTTAAATCTTTCATTATTTATCCTCAATTTCTCCAATCGATTTTGGGTCAACAGGTATATAAGGTAAATATACATATGTATCATTTTCTTTTATTTCTGTTACTAATGTATTTTCTTGTAAATCCTTCATACTGTCTAACAAATCAATTGCTTTGGTTTTACCAGTCTTAATATTTTGAATAACTATTTTATTATTTTCTGTGTCAATACCATTTACACGAAATTGATTTTCATCATCATCACCGGTAAATTTTTCTTCATCAACGTCTGGTGCATTTAATACTTCTTTTACATCAACACTATCGGTCTCTGTCTTTGTCTTTTCGACTTCTGCTTGTTCTAAATAATAATTAAAATTTTTCATTTTAAAAACTCCTTAATTTACTTGATAACTCATCTGTAAATTGAATATTTTTGCTTGTTGGGTCCATAGTATATTTATCCATTAGTTTTTTTGGATCACCATGTTCCTTTTTATCTATCTTAAAAAAATTTAAAATTTCAGGACGTCGGGCAACATTTATTATGCCACTCCATTGTCCAACTAATATCTCACCATATATATCTTTTGAAGTATTTATATTTATATTTATTTCTTTATCAGTAGAAGTTTCTATTTTTTCAACATTTAAAGTAGTTGGTATTTTTGCGGTAATTGATAAAGATGGAGATTCATTATTATGTATTACAACTTGTTCTAAAGATGGTTTATATTTATCAAATGTTTTTTGGGCTTGTTGTTCGGTTATTATACAAAATGTATCCCAAACGTACTTTGAATAATCATCTAAAATTTTATCAAACTTCTTTTCATCTATTTCTATTTTCATTTTTCTAATTCAGCACGTAACGTTGGAAATAATTTATCATAAAACGCCTGGTCATCTATTTGTAATTCACTATTTTCTTGATAAAACTTTTTATATGCTTCCAACACATTATCTTTTAAAGACATCAATATTTCATCTGATATATTAAAATCAAATCTTTTAAACTTTAATTCATCTATTTTTTCTAAATAAGTATTAAATTTCATTTTATTTTACTATTTATAACATATTGTAGTTCTATAATAAGATTTGTTAATTTAACAAATTGTTCATTTGCCTCTTGATAAAACTTTTCTTGCTCATCTGTAATTGACCCAAATGAAGCCTTAAAAGTTTTAAACTTTTTATCAACAACTTCTATTTCTTTTGAAATTGTATCAATTTGGGTGAGGATAGTTTTTTTACTATCCTCACCTTCACCAATTGCTTCTAAATATTCTTTTAACATTACGCTAGGTTTTCTTCTTCACCAGGCGCACTATCTTCAACAGAGTCCATAGCTGGTTCTTCATCAGAACTTCCCATGTCTTCTTCACCTTCTTCTTCTTCGTCTTCATATTGGAATTCATTTACTTTATCAAGTATTGCATTCATGAAATCTGAAAACTCTTCATCTGTTTCGGAAGATTGTTGTGCGCTATCAATAATAGCTGCAATAAGTTCTATTTTGCCTTCGTTTGATACGCTGTCAATATCAACTTCACTTAAAATATCATCAGCTTCTTGTGCTGGATCAACTTCGTCGTCCATAGTTTCCATTTCTGGTGCACTTGAAGTATCATCAATATCTTTAACTTCTTCAGCGTTATCTACGTCTTCTTCATTTATAGATCTTTTTTGACGCTTAAGCATCTTTCCAAGTTCTTCTAAATAAAACTTATCAATTTTTTCCGTAAATTTATCACTCATCTTTTTCTCCTTAAAACTTAATATAAAATTTTATATTTATAAATATATTACACGAATTTATTCGCTTTCACTATAATTTTTAATAATATCTGGAACATTGTTTAATATTGTTTGTTCTGCCGCAATTTGATAATTTACATATCTAGTGTTATACATATCAACTTCAATTATATTACTCACAACATAAAAAAAGAATTTTCTATCTATTTGTGGGTCTAAACCAAGATATGTAATTCTAAATATATCACCTTCATGTGGAGTATATTCTTCTAAATAATTATACATGGCAGCAATATTTACATAAAAATCAATTTCTCTTATTTCTAAATGTCCCAATCTACTTAATTCTTTTAATATCGGATTTACTTCTATTCTACCATAAACATTATATGGCCCGGTAAATATTAATTTATCATCACCCTCCTCTCCATATAATTGATCTAAATTATCTAAATTAGCCTGACTGGCTGTTCGATTTATATTCCACCATTTAATTTCATGTGAAAATTTTTCAAACAACTCACTAGTCATTGCATCGACTAATGCATGTTCTGGGTTATCAGGCTCATATATCTTAGCGGCAATAGGACGATACATTTATTTTTCCTCAATCTTATTAGATGAAATCGGTGATAATTTTCCGCCGGATTTTTCTCCACCAGACGTTACTGTACCTGTCACATCTTTAACACCTTTTACAAAAGAACCAAGTGCCGAACCAAGTGCCGCTGCTTTTGATTGCTTTATATTATGTGCGCTAAATACTTTTGATATAACAGCTTTAACCCAGCTTGGATTAGTAAGCGACGATGTTATAGCACTAATCGCTGTTGGTAATCTAGATAAATCTATTCCATATTTTTTAATATCACTTAAATATAATGCTCGCATATTAGAAACTCTTTGTGTAACAGTATTTACAACTTGGTCTAATGTTTCATTATTTGTAAATATATTTTTAATATAATTTAAAAATACATTATAATCTGCCGTTAAATCTTTAAAAGTTAAAATTTGATAATGTTCTCTAAAAACAGATTTTGCCCAAGCTATAGGACCTTCATTATATGTTTCTTCATTATAATATATATCTTCAAAATATTTTTTAATACTTGGGTCAATATATTGATATAATTCAGCATTTGTTATATTTATTCCCTTTGGTGGTTGTTTTTTAGTTTTTTTAGTTCTTGTTATCCTTGATAATTTATTACTTTCTACAGCTTCCGCATTTTCTGCAGCTACATCTTCTTCTGTTTTATTTATACAAAGGTTTATTGTATTGATTGTGGCCCATAATAAAAATACCCAAATTGTTTCTCTTCGGGCATCAAGTATTTTATTTTTTTCTGTTGAATTTTTTGTTCCTATTGGAGCAATTACTTCTTCAATTGTTTTATCAATACCAACAGCGGTTTTTTGTAAAACCTTATGTATACTCTTAAACATTAAACCGTTTTGTTCTTCTAATAATGTTGTATATATTTCTGGAATAGATATATTTTTTTCGTCATCGTTTTGTACTTCTTTTTCAAGATTGTTAAAAAATATTTCAAAATTTTCTGGATTATCAATATGAAAGACATCAAAAATTTGTTCCTTAAAGTCTGGTATATTTTTAACAGCATCTTCAATAAGTTTTTGATCTACATTTGATAATATGTTTTGAATATTTTCATCAGGCATTGCAATAAATTTACCAATAGCTTTAGTATCGTTTTTTGTATCTGTCATTGAATTCCAAATATTATCTATTTGTTCATCTGTTACTGTTTTATATGCTTCTTTAATTTTATTGGCAAAAATATTTTTTTTATTTTTGTCTATCTGAAGTTCATCAAATGCATATTCAATGTTCTTCATATCTAATTTTTTAATTTTTAATGCACTTATCATCTCTAATATTTTTTCAAAAAATAATTTATCAAATAAATTAAAATTAACATTATTCTTTTTTAATTGGTCATTTGTAAATTCTCTAGCAGATCTATCGGCCTCAGATTTTTTTTGTTCAGTTGTTTGAGGATCTCTGTTATCTCTTACTGGTGGAATGTCATCTTTTCCTGTAATTTCTTTTGCAATATCTTCCACTTTCTTTTTATTATTTGGATCATTAGCTTTCTTATTTAATAATTCTTGTTGTTTGGTATCTAAATCATATTGATTTGAAACTTTGGTAATATTTTTTTGTTTAATTTTTTTATCTTTTTTAATAAATTTTTGTTTAGTTTCTTTATCAACCACTTTGGATTCTGGTGAAATAGCACGACCCCTTAATGTATCCCAATCGTCACCTGTTAAAAACTTTGAAGCAGCATCAGTAGCTTTAGTTTCTTTTTCTTTTGCTTTAAGTGTTTGTTTTTTTACTTTATCTTCACGAGCCTGTTGGGCTTTACTGACTTCATTATATCCATAAAGTTCATTAATAATTTTATCATACTGTTCGCTTGTTTTTTGAGCTTCATTAATATACTCATCAATATTTGGGTGTAAACATAATATGTCTTTAAAAATATTATCCATGTTACCTCTTAGATTTGCATAAATGGCATAGGTATTTGCAGCTTCATTAATTCTTCTTTTAATGCGGCCATTTCTTCTTTTGCTTCACTCTTTAACGCATCTCCATCTGGAGCTATATTCATTCCTGCTGCATTATATGCACTTAATTTACTTCTAATAGTACCTAATATATGTTTAGCTCGCGCAAGCGCCCAATCTTTTATCCACTGTTCATTATCTAATTCTTGGTCTGTTGGTAATTGTTGATATACTATTCCAACGTGCGGAATTTGTCTTCTTGCCGGATATAAAACTATTTTATTATTTAATATTTCCCAACCATAATCATAAGATGCTAATTTTTTAAAATCTTCTAATCTTTGTTGATATAAATACCAACCGACCATATCAAAGTTTTCTAACAGATTTCCATATTCATGTGTTGCAATAACATACATTCCTGTGTCGTCTGTAATTCCCCCGCCACCAGCAATGCTTCTTTGAAAAGTATCTAATACTCCTTGTGGAAATACAATATCTATTATACGCTCTTTATTAATATCATCTGGAATAGTTATTGTGTTATCAGCACCAACAGGAACAACTCTATATCCATGTGACATTGCAGCATGTTTATAAAATACACCAACAGCTTCAATAATTGATAATAATAAATGTTGTTCTGTTAGCTCAACACGAATTACTGGATAACCAAGATTTAATAAAATATAATTTTTTATATTTTCAAATCTACCTTGATATGTTGTTGAATTTACATTTTGTGCTATATAGCTCATATTTTATTCCTTCGCTGGTCTTCCTCTTTCAAAATTACCGCTCTTAATTTCTTTAGCTAATATTCCTGTTAATTCACTTTGCGGGTCATGACTGTCTTGTCTTAAATATGCTCTTACATCTTTCATTTCTTTTAATATTTTTTCAGATACTTTATCTAATGCAGATGTTAATTCTTTGCCGTCAAAGGTTCTAAAATCATTATCATTTACAAATTGTTTTGTAATCTTTCGAATAAATTGTTTAAATGTTTTATAGGTAAATTCATTTTCTTCTTTTTCAACAGTTTTATTTTTCTTTATTTTCATTTTATAAGAATTAACTATTTTTTGTCCTCGTGGTCGGTCTTTCTCTATTAAATTAAAATATTTTTCTAAATCTGCCAAGGATGTAATTTTCATATCCATTTCCGGCCATAAAATATTTAAGCTATGTATCCTTTCTAATTGTTCTTTGTTTTTATTTAATGTTAAAATATATTTATTTAATTTTGTTTTATATTCTGGATTTGTTTGTATTAATGTTTTTAATTCATTTAATGCAACCTCTATTTCCCCAATCAAAGATATATTCCCACCTAATATAAGTTTATTTATAAAATCATATACAGGTTGTGAAGTTTCTGTTGAATAGTTTAATATATTATCGATGTTAAAATCATCTGGCATTAATTTAGATAAAATTTGAATAGTTTCTGTTATTGCATTTTTGGTTGTAACAATATCTTCTTTTTTAAGTTCATGAGCCAATATTGTTTTTCTTTTATTTGAAGTAGTATTCAATGTATTTCTTATCTGGTCTAATGTTTCTTTTTCATTATTTAATATATCATTCTTTATTTCTAATGCAATTTTTTTTAGTTCTTCTTCACTTACTTTTCTTTTAATTATATTATTTAGTATTGGTATAAATTTCTCACTTATAAATTGTTTTGAGTCAAACATATTTTTAATATCTTCAACATTCCATTTTGGTTTCTGAGAAATTTTACTTAAAGCAATACCTACATACACTGCTATGTCATTTAATTTTTCTTTTCTAAGCTCTTGTATTACTTGATATTCTATAGATTTTTTTCCATGTTTTGCGGCTTCACGTTTAATTATAGCATCTATATTTTCTAATTTTATTTCTTTTCTTCCTCTTCTATCAATCGCTTCAAAATATTTATCAATATCATTTTGGTCGATAAAAAAACTTTGATAAACTTGATTTAATTTATTCATGTTATATCCTAATAAAATAATTTTTATAATTATATTTTAAGAACATATAGCAAAAAACAATAAATAAAAAAAGGGAAGACAATCGTCTTCCCTTTGAAGTTACATTATTCTACGCTATTTTTATTGGAAAATAGCTGGGAAATTCTTAAGAATAAGTCTTGCGTATTGATATTCTCCCATAAGAATTAAATTCTTAGGTCTTACTGCGGTTGTTCCAAACTCATCTTTATATTTGTCATAGAAAGTTTTTCCATAACGAGTATAGAAGATTTTGCTAGGATCGCCAGTTTCTTGGTTGATAATAGTTGGTGTTGCTGTTATTGGTAAATATGGGCAGTGTACATATCCTGTATCAAGTGCTCCAGTACCTTTATATCCAATTAACAATTCATTCTTAGGATAGTTAGGATCACGATAGAACTTAATCTTTCCACCTAATGAACCTGTATAAGTAATATCTTTACCATCATAAACTACACCAGAACCAACAAATCCAGGAACGCGATCTAAGAATGATAATGTTTCAGGATTTCCTAATACCCAGTTACCATATCCTAAACGACCGATATTCCATATTCTTGCGCAAAGCTTATTTATTGCATCAATAGTAACACGATGTGCATCTTCATAACGTCCAGTGATTGTTATACCACCCGTTGTTGCTAAAACAGAATAATCTAATGCTTGTACTGTACCAGCAAGTCTTCTAAGGTCTGCTACGATTTCACGGTTAATTTCAGCAGTTAACTCAGTCTTCATCATCTCAGCTAACTCTGTGTCTAAATTAATACCATGGTAAGTCTTAAGATCGTAAGCAGCATCAAGAGTATATTTACCTCTCAATTGTCTACGAATTAAAGATACATATTGTTCACTTATGCTGAAGCTAATTTCAGGAATATTAGGTTCTGCTTCTCCATAATATTCATAACTTAATTCATAAGTATATGCAGTTGTTAAAGTACCAGATACTGCTCTTGTAGATTTATTAAATACTAATGAATCCATACCACCAACTGTAATAGTTCCAAATACTGTTGCAGGTCCAACTGTACCAGCTGTTAAATATGAACCTGGGAAGTTAGCTTGTGCTACAACTTGGTTTGATGCATCAATTGCTGCAACGTTTAAAGAACCGTTCATTACAGTAATTTTAGTACCATAAAGATTAGCAGTTGATAATGCAAAAGTTCCTAAGCTATAAGTTGCTAATGCTGCAGTTCCAGCAACACACGCTATAACTTGTTGTGATGAATAATAAGGGTCAATACCTACGTTTGAAAGTCCTGCAGGAATAGGCGATACAAATAATTCATCACCCTCCGCTGATAATCCCTTATCATTATCTTTTACCCACTTCATTGTAAAGATAGGTGATTTGGGTGTTGGCATAGCTTGTAGTCCAACTAATTCTGCTCCTACTATGTTAGGAATAACACGAGCTATAAGACCTAATAATGCAAGGTTAACACCTGTAAAGGCGCTTGATTTGATTTGGTCTTCAGCTATAAGTCTTGGGTCACTGTGAAGATAATTTAAATAGTTTTCTAAAACTATTGCGGTGTTACGAGCCATATGTTCGCTACTGATTCCACCGTTTGCGTTTAGGGCTTTGTCCCATTTTTTTAATAAAGTTGCTTCATGTTTACGTCTTGATTCGTATGCTTCGTTGTAATACATTATAAAATCCTCCTATAATTGCTTTTTAATTATTGTACGTTTGGAAAAAGTATTTCCATCATTGCTTTTTCTCTATCATCAAAACCATCAAATTTATTTTCTTTTGGTTTAACAACTTTGTCAGCTGTTATTGATTCAGATTCAAAGATTGGGGAAACTTTTTCTTTTTTAACGAATTTTTTTTCTTTGATATTTGCAGTTACTTCTTCTATAACTGGTTGTATCGTTTTACGTTTAAAAGTTTTAACACCCTTTGTGTCACCACCGTTTTCGATCATTTCAACAATAAGGTTAAATCTTTCATATATTTCATTATTGGATTTTGCACCACTAATAAAAGTCTTTACTTGTTCTGCATATTCAACTGGAAATTCTTTCATTAAAGTAGAAATAATTTTTTCTCTTTTTATTTCTTGCTTCTCTTCATTAAGACTCTTTTTTTCTTCTTCAAGAGTTTTCCATTGATCTAGCATTTCTTTTTGTTCTTCATTAAGTAATATTGGGGCCATTACTTGTTTAACTTTTTCAAGAGTTTTAAATTCAACAGATTCAAAGAAATCATGTTTAACTCTTTCCTCAATATCGACATATACCTCATGAAGAGCTTTTGTCATATTTTCCGTATATTCTTTTTGTAAATCGTTTGTAGCCAAGTCAAATGCTTTTTCACAATCTTTTTTAAATAAATCAAATGCTTTTTCAGCATCTTCATAAAATAAATCAAATGATTTTTCAGCATCTTTTTTAAGAACATATTTAGACAAATCAACATCTTTGTCTTCATTAGTAATGCTTTTCTTTACATTGTTTTCTATCTTGGTCTTATAATCTTCAAAAAAAATATCAAGCGCTTTAATTTGTTCTTCTGTAATTTCTATATTACCTAAAATTTTTTCTAAATCCTTCATATTTTATTAAGCCTCCAATTATTTATATATTAAAATATTTAATATAAAAATACTAATTTTTTTTATATTAAACGTTTGTATATTTTTTATTTAAGTCTATCATTACGTTCCAAAGCGTTTTATTTGTGTTTGTTATATATGATGCAAATTGATATTCTTCTTCAACATATCTATTTAAAATAGCATTATGCGTTGATGGGTCAGTCACATAATCATATGTTATCATATTATAATCTTCAGGTACATAAATAAAACCATCAGAAGGATTATAAACAGGTTTACCACCTAATCCTCTTGATGATACCGCTGGTTTAAATCCTTTACGTACTAATGCTGCCAATTTATCTCCAGTACCATAATCACCTTCTAAAACAGATGATTTACCGTAAACAGTTTTACCATTCATTTCTAATACTGTACATAAAGCACAAGAATTTTCTAAACCTTTTCTTTGGGTTAAGATTAAATCTTTTTCTGTTTCACCTGGAAGTGGATGGTCCATACCCATTGGTAAACCATTACGTTCTTCTATAAATTCACGTAATTTTTCGGTTTCTCTTTGTAACAAAGATAACGGATATATTCTTTTATTTTTATTGGGTTTTTCAGCGGTTTGAAATTCACCTTCTAAAATAATTTGACTTTTAATTCCATCGGCAGTTTCTATTTTTGATTCAGTATATCCAAACTTTTTAGAAACAAAAGCTTCGGATATATATGGCATTAATTTATTCATATTTAACCTTTAATGTTTTTTAATATTAAAGTTATAAGTTGTTCTTCAGATCCCATACCTTCAGTACTTTCTTCAAGATGTCTTATAATTTCTTCAAAATGATCTGGAGTCCATTTTTGTTGTATTTCCATAATTTGATCTACTATACCATACATTTCTTGCATACAATCCATTGATTCATCTATAAGGTCATCTGCACTATTAAATTCTTCATCATTATCAAATCTTGGATTATCTTCTAACGGCGGTTGCTCTTGTTGTTCAAATAATTTTGTTATTTTATCTTGTTGTTTTTCTGTGATATTTTTTCCTATGCCAAATGTTTTTTTTGACCCCATAGGAATCATACCTTCTAAAATTGCTTTATTGTTTTTCATTATATTGTTACCTCAATGTCTGCTTTTCCTATAACATTATTATCTGTCATTGATTCTACATCATCAAATCCACGAGTATTATCGTTCATCATATCTGATGCATCATGTTGAAAACGGTCATTAAAGCTATCAATTATTTCTTTTACAAGTCTGTCATTTATCATTCCAGTTCTTAACATATATTCAGCTTGCATTTTTCTTTCACTTATAAAGTGCATATCTTCTGGTGTTATAGAACCAATAGAGGATAATGCTAATGTAAGTTCACTTACTAATTGTCTTAAATCTTCTAATGAATATAGGTCCATATGAAATTTTAGGAACTTTGGCATATCTTGATTTGATTTAGCTAAGTTAAAAACCGAAGAGCTTGATACTGATGGTTCTTGTTCTTCAAATATAGTTTTGATAATACTTGTAATTTGTTTTGTATTATCAAGGATATTAAAATCTTCATTTAATGATGCTTTAATTTTTACTACAGCTTTTGGTACAGCTATTTTTAATTCTTGTTTTGAAACTGAATTGATTATTTCGTTTGTTATATCTTCGTTATATTTTTTACTTAAGTTTTCTTGAAGTTTTGTAAACAACGAAATACTATTCTTAAAAGTTTCATATACTTTTTCTGATTCAGTATATACTTTTTCTATTTTATCTATTTCAAATATACTTTTTATAATATCATTATTTTCGTCAAATAGATTATAGATTTTTTTATACTCAGCTTTAATTTTTTCCATTTCGTCACATTTGCTTTGTAATGAATTTCCAATTTTTTTTCTAAATTGTTTAGTACTCTTATGGTACATTATTGGTTCTTCATTATAACTTGCATTTGGTAATGTTTTTATTGTTTCTTTAAGTTCCTTGACTGCTGCATTAAAATCTTCTTCAGTAAAGACTTTCTTGATTGTTGTAAAAAGTTTATTAGCGTTTTCGCTAAATGTTTCTTTTTCGGTTTTTGATTTAGGTGATAATAAAATTGCGTCATTTGTATCAAAAGAAAATTCACCATTACTTTCATTATATTTTATTTCATATAACGCTGATGTTTTTTTGTTTTTAATAACTAAAGAATTGTTTTCTGCCAAAGAATAAAATTCAACATCATTAAATTTTTCTACTTTGTCTTTAACAAGCTTGATTTTATCATAATTACTCATTTATGTTCCTCGTGTTTATATAAGAATTTATACAATATATTTTAATTTGTTTTTATAAAAAAACTTTATTTTTTCTTGATTTTTTTTGTTATTGCAGGTTTAACTCCTTCATTATAAACAGTGTTTATAGACATATCTAATTGACCTAATTCACCGTTATGCATCATTTCAAATATATTATTCTTCTTTTTCTCATATTTTGTTTTTATTGTTTTAATTTTTTCAATGGTGTTAAAATATTGTTCATTATGTTCAACCATTTGTTTTTTAGCCATATTAAGTTTATTTATTAGTTGTCTTTTTTTATTTAGGGCAACTTCATATTGTTTATCATCTGTAGACTCTAATATTTCTAACGATACTTTAGTATTAAGTATAGCTTTATCAATTATTTCTTCTATATATGTATTTGTATTCTTTTGAATAAATTCTGCATTTTCTGCAGGAGGCGGCGGTCCCAATTGTGCTTCAACTTCTGCTGGCAGTTCTTCTCCTGTTGCTGGTGGCACTTCTCCACCTTCTGCTGGCATTTCTCCACCACCAGTAGGTTCAAAACCTCCACCTGCTCCACCACCTCCACCTGCTCCTGTATTAGGTTGAGATTGTAAATCTTCTGCTCCTTCTGGTCTTTCTTCTGGCTCCATAAAATTAAATATATTTTCCCCAGCTGCTTGTAATTGTGAAAGCTTTAATAGTTCTACAATTTCGTCATCATTTAGTTTTAGAATGTCTCTATAAATTAAATAATCCGGATAAAAAACTCCTTCGCTGTTATTAGCTTTCATATTTCCTATAAGTCCCCAGCGTTGTGTTTCTATTTCTATCTGTTCTTTATCAGCAATTGTAGATGGGTTATTCATAAGAATAATTAAATCATTTATATCTTTGTTTGAAAACCCTTGTAATTTTAATTCTATAATTGCTAATTTATACATTTGATATAAAAAGAAACGTTGTATTCTTTTTATTCTTTTTGAAAATGGAACCGATTTAGAACTTAAGTTTAAGTTAGCATTTGCAAAAGTATCATCAAATAAATATTGTCTTGGTATTCCCAAAGGTGGAAATATTTTATCTCGTATAAATTCTACGTCTGCAATATCTCCCAAATTATTCGCTTGTGGTAAAGTATCAATAGAATTTCCATCTGATCCTTGTCTTTTTGGAATTACTATATCTTCTATTGTTCCAAAAACATCTTGAACAACATCGGGTCTATTTAAGTCTGTGTTCATTAAATCTAATTTCTTTTTTTTCTTTCCATAGTTTACAGCATCATATGCATACTTGATTGCTTTTTCACCCATCAAGTTTCCAACATCAACATTAAATATTCTACGTTCTGCTGCACGAGTTACACGTGCTATAAGCATTGCTTTTTCCATTAGTTTTAATTGTTCTATTGGTGCTAATATAGAATCAATAATTGATTTGCCATAAACACCATATTTACTTGATGGTATTCTAAAATGTAATATTCTCCATGGAAAAATTGCTTCATCCTCTTCGCTGTCTTTTGTTAATGATTTTATTTTATAACTATAAAAACCTTCTCTTGGGTCTTGCGTATTTTTTGATGCTTTGAATCCAATTAATACACCATTTTTTTCTACACGTTCTATTTGTTCTTTTGGTATAGGTAATATTTTTAATATAAAATATCCAGATTGTGATACAACTACTTCGTAAAAATCATCACCAAATCCACATAAATTATAAACTATTTGCCAGCCTTTATCATATATACCAATTCTTTCAAACATATTTTCAACACATTGTTTTACTTCTTCTTTTGGATGAATTATATGTAAAACATTTCCATCCTGGTCTTCTGTCATTGTTTCATCTGCGTATATAGTTAATGCGCCTTCTATTTCTGGATATGATTGGGCAAATTCCAATCTTTTATATCTTTGTGTTCTTAATATTTTATCTTTTTCAATACTGTCTAACATTCCAATAATTCTGTTAGTAGTAAGTCCACCTAAAGAATTAAATACATCATCTCCACCCTTTAGCATTAAAGGAATATCATCTGGAGATAACATATCATAATTTTTTTCTCCAGTTACTTCATCTTCGCCATCTGTTCTTTGAATTTTACGATTT